CGCAGCAGCAGAAAAAACCTTACATAAAACTATAGGAAAGAAAGAACTTAATAGAATAAAGAATCTTCCAGAAGAAAAACATATGAAAACAATGTTGGATGACTGGGTACCTGAAAGTAGAATTGACGAGACTACAGGTAAGGTAATTGATATTCCTGATGCTGACCGAAGAAGTATGGGTCCATTTGTTGATACGCCTCAGTCACAGGCAGCTGCAGAAAATAGTTTTATGTCAACTTTAGACTTTAGTTATGGTGGGGCACAGATTAAGAAACTTAATGATTACTTCTTGTTTCTTAAAGCTACTACTGAAGGAGCAAAAATACCTTTTAGGGCACTTGGAATTGATTTATTCCCAGTAACTAGACCAATACAAAATCCTACTCGTCACGGACCGCATTGGGAATTTGGTTCAGCGTCAGAACAATTAAAACATTATGCAACCTTAGGAATAAAAGATAGACCATTTCAAGGTAGGACTTTAGATATTATTTCAGGTGGTCCTACGGGTGCAGCAATGAGGATAGGTGCTGTTATAACAGCTTATCTTGCTATTCAAGAATACTGGAACAAATCGTTTACGTATCAGGGCACTCCGCTTTACTACGATATACCTCAGTACGTTAGATATAACAGCCTAATCTTTATGTTGCCCCCAGAAAGAGATGACAGTGGTGAACTGGTACTAGACCCGGCAACAGATAGACCTAAGCCTAAGTATCTTTTGATTCCACATAGATTACGTGAGTGGAACTCTATCTTTCAGGCATTTATTTTCTTATCAGAGGAGACTGATGAAGATGAAGCTGTAGCTAATGACAAGAGAAGGTGGGCTACGGAAGTATTCAAGTCAACTTCTCCTATCGCAGAGTTGCCAATGCCAGAGATATTTACTTTAGCTTCTGAGCAGTTAACTGGATATGACATGTGGAGAGAAAGTCCAATAGTTCCTGAAGAATTACAGGAAGGACCTCTGGAAGAGCAGTATACAAGACAAACATCTAAGAGTATTAGGGCAGCATCTGGAGTTGTAGATGAACTGGATATTCTTCCAGACTTTATGCAAGAGTACATAGGAAGTCCGTCACGACTTGAACATCTATACGAAAGTATTCTGGGTGGGGTAGGTACAATGAGTTTAAATATGGCTGACTTTGCCGGAGAGTTAATGGAAGAGATGAGGGGTGTTGAGGCTCGACCTATGGAAGAGAAGGTCGCAGACTACAGAGAAATGAACAGATTAGAGAGGGCTGAGTTTAGAGCATCTCTATCTGAGAGTGAGTACAGACAGTTTGAAAAAGAAATAAGGGAACCTGAAAAAGAAGTTCCTTTCTGGTCTGCATTAGAAAGGTCGTTCTACCCACAGAGGGGTGGAGGTCTTAGGCAAGCTGGACAACAAGCTGCTCTCAGTGAGAACCCTGAGATATCACAAAAAGATACTAGGAATGCTGGTATTGCTGCGTCTAAGGTGAGAAGAGAACTTCTTACTGAACAACAGAACAATGACAGTTTCCTTGATAACTGGCGTAACAAGGATAAGACTAAAGGGGCATTATCACCTAAAGAGTGGAGAGAGGCTAAGTCAGATAAGTGGAAGAAGTATGAAGGTGCCCAGATTGCTATAGGTAAAATATACAAAAACGCTGCCCAGTCTGCAGACCCTAATGTTAAAGATAAATATTATGCGGATATATATACAGCAGCAGGTACGATGCAAGATACCCGTGTTGGCGTAGACTTCTTACTTGCTGGCTACTATGCGATAGAGCCTACTGAAGACTCCCCTACTGATGTTAACTGGGATGAGTTCTTTAGTGAACGTAATGAGTACATTGCATCTATACAGAGTAAATCAGAAGTTGCAGGGGATGGTTTGTTTGAGGTATTCCTAAGGTCACTGGAAGCTAATGATACTCCTACAGAGAAGGCGTACGATTCTGCCAGAGAACTATTGGCTCCCTACTGGAACACAGGAAAGAATCTTTCCGAATTAACTTCTAACCCAAGTCCTCAACTACAACAAATATGGGATGAGTATTTGAATGCAGACAGAGGTGGTCAGAGACAAATGCAGGATAGTATTCCGTATCTAAATACATTAATTGAACTTCGTTCTATAAAAAGAAAGAACCTGTTAAAGTCAGATGCAGATGCAGGAGGGGGATTAGATGAGGCTTTAGTCTTCTGGTATGGAGATTTTCACCAAGGCGTTACTCTAAGGGGTCAACAGTACCATGACCAACTGTATGGAAAGACATCAACAGGGTTTATTCCCCGTTCCTCAGAAGCTATCCCTGTGAGAACTAGGTAGTATAGGGTATACTAAAATAATTCTAAGATAGAGGTAAGATATGGTTAATCAGGCAGATACACCAGAAAATACGCAACCAGCAGTGGATGCTCCTATAGATAATAGTGTAGGTACAACTACAGATATTACTGAGGATTTCTCAGGGGTTAATACCTTTGAAGACACTCCTACACCAGCTGTAGAAGAACCTACTGTAGATACTGGTTCAAGCGAACCGGAACCTACTCAACCAGAATCAGTAGTAACACCTCCTGTTTCTGACACTCCTCCACCTCCTGTTCCTGAGCAAGCACCAGTCGATGACTTGCAAAGGCGTATGCAGGAGATAGAACAACGTAACTATGAGATACAGCAGCAGAACCTGCAGTATCAAAATCAACAACAGATGCAACAGTTACAGGGTCAGGCTAACCAGTATAAGGAACAGCTTGAACAGGCTGGATACCTACCGGACCAAGCGTCACAGATATCCCAGAACTGGATGGCTCAACAGAATCAGGTAACTAAAATGCAACAGGAGCAGGATAGCTATGTGCAATTCCTGCAAGGACAGGCAAATGCTGCAGAGCATTTTGCTGAAAAGTATGAGTTGGATTTATCTGACTTAAATCAATTAAGACAACACTCTGACCCTCAGAGCATGGAAGCAGCTGCGAAAAGCATGAAGTCCCAAAGGGACGATAAAGCGGAATTGGCTAGGCTAAGGGCACAGCTAGTTCCTTCGCAGACTTTTGACGATAGTCAAAGTACACCGGCTGCTTCTACCGATGAGGACAGGTGGCTTGAGAAGTACAATCAAGGCGATAGGTCTTCTCAGGCGAATGCAGCAGCACGAAGGGCTGCTGGTTTAAGTTAATAAACTAGAAAAAGATTAAGAGGTTTAGTTATGGCACAAACAGCCACAACGGGCAATCTAGAAAACGCCCAAAAGATTATTATTAGTGCTGCTCGATATACAGAGGAGCATAACGCACCAGCTTTAGCACTGATTGAGCAGTTCAAACTGCCCAAGGGGGCAAAGCAGGTAACCGTTCCCAAGGTTGGTCAGATGACAATGAGTGACCTAGTAGACGGTCAGGACATAGTAGACGAGGAAGAAATTGGAATGACCACTGTTGACCTTACCGCATCTGAGGTAGGAGCCAAGGTTATTCTGACTGATAAACTCGTCAGGCAATCTGCACCTAATGTTATGTCTATCATAGGTAGGCAGCTGGGTGAAGGTATGGCAAGAAAGAAAGACGGAGATGTAATTGCTCTTTATACCAACCTAAACGGTGGTACTAAGTTAGGTGCAACAACCAAAGAACTTACGGCAGACAACATAGCAGCATGTATCGCTGTAGCAAAAGCTGGTAAGTTTGGTACCCAGCTTTACATTCTTCATCATCCCAACGCAGTAGCTGCTTTGGCAGCGTCTGCAGCTGCTACAGCATCGGCAACGACTTCAGAAATATCAAGTGGATGGTCGACAGACCTGCTGAAGAGTTTCTGGGCTGGCTTACGCCCTATTAACGGTGTGAGTATTTTTGAGGATGGAAACATTGATGAAGATTCCAACGGTGATGGTATTGGCGTTATAGCTGACAAGAGTGCTATGGCTGCCCTAACCAGCGTAGATACCAGAACTGAGAGACAAAGAGATGCGTCCCTCAGGGCTACTGAAGTTGTAATGACATCAGACTATGGAGTTTTTGAGTTAGATGATAGCCGTGGTGCTGGTCTTACTTACAAAGTTTCTAACCTAGCTACTAACAACTAGAGGTAAACTATGGTAACCGGAATAACTGAACGTAATAAAATGAAGGTGGAGTTAGCCAATCTTGGATACTCGTTGAAGTACATAGATGAGTGGCAGCCGAAAACTACCCTGTACAGACATAAGAAAGCCTACAACAATGAAGGTGATGTGACTGATGATATCGGCACATCTGTATCAAATGTACCGGGGAATCCTGATTATGTGTTGCGTAAGGCTAGAATCGGTTTATTCCCTTGGAAGCCAAGTGAATCATGTGAATGTAGGTGGTGTAAGGATTCGTATGTGGAGCCTCAGACAGAACCTGAAGTTAATTCAGATATGGCTACTAAGACCTGTGAACTGTGTGGATTTACAGCGGAAGCTGCAAACCTAGCAGGAGCATCGTCTAAGTTGACGTTCCACAAACGTAAGTCTCACCCGGATGTATAATAGAGTCCTGAGAGTTGTAACGATTGACCGTGGCTCTCAGGATTCTCTAAATAAATAACGGTTGGTCGCAGGGGTTAGCCCTGTAATAAGTGACCTTTAAGGAGGTTAGATATGTCGTTTCCACAGACAATAATGGGGAAATTCGGGTGGGAGAAAGTAACCACCACCGCTCAAAAGCATAAACTAGGAACTCGTATGCAGATTTTCGACAGAGAGTTTGTATATGCAAGTACAGGCGAAGATATAATTGCAGGTAACTTGGTAATGGGTAAAGCAGGAACTGCTGCTCATCAGGTTGACTTGGCAGTATCTGCTGCTTCTGCTGGTGCTACTACTGTAACTCTTTCGGGTTCTTTATCTGTTGCAAAAGACCTGTACAAAGATGGATGGCTTATCTTCAATGACCTTCTAGAGGAGGGTCATATGTACAGAGTTAAAGGTAATACGTTGGTATCAAGTGCAACTGGGTGTGTGGTAACACTTGACGAAGAAGATGGACTTGTAGTTGCAATAACAGCTTCACAGCAAGTTGGTCTATATGAAAATCCATATAAAGGCACAGAGAAGCATGATGCCAATGATGTAGACCAACCTCCACTAGGTTGGACTTGTGTTGATATTGCATCAGGTTCTTACGGATGGCTTTGTGTGCAAGGAGTTACAACAGCCTTATGTGATGGTACTCCAGCAGCAGGTGTTCCCTTAATAGCATCTAATGGTGTAGATGGTGCTGTAGAAGTCTATGATGAAGACGGTACAGTTAACCTTTCACCTGTAGGTTATATGGGACCGATAGCTGGTGTAGCTGGCGAATACTGCCTTATTAAAGCTAATATCGAGTAGTGAATCCTGTAGAACTTTGGACACCTCAAGGCTCCACGTATGTAGGCGGTGAGGACACTGGCTATAATGGCGAGACAGGGGTGTCCATTGTTGTACACACTTTCCAGTTTCATGACCCCGTGACAGGTAGGTCACAGGTTGTGAAGATACCTGCAGACCCTACGATTTCTCAGGCACACATAGAAGACATGGCAGCACAGGCTCTGGAGACATTCTTAATTGAGTGTCGTGTTACAGATGGTAAGAAGAAGCCTACAGCTGCACAGAGAAGAGATATAGGGAAGCAGTTAAAAGAGTTTAGAGAATACGCTGAGAAGCGTAGAGAAAGTACAAACAATAGAATATATTACAGAGGTATCTGATGGTCGAACAGAACAAAACTATAGACATTACTCCAGCAGACATAGCAGAAGCGTTACAGGCTAAAACAATACAGATAACTAATCTGGAGTTGCAGGTAGCTGCACTGAAAAGAACTATCGTAGAGATGAGAGCGGAATCTATGGTAGAAGAGGAAGAACCTGCTGACGAGTAAAATTATGAGGCTTAGATATGCCTGTACAGGGAAGAACTCGTAAACAACTAAGACAGTCCATAGGTTACAACCTAGGGGCTTTAAAGGTTGGTAACGCTACAGGCGGTACTAATAACACCCTTATAGACGTTAATACGTTTAGAGGTGGGGACGATACCTACAACGGTAAGTTGGTTCTTGTTACTGATGCGAGTGACGGAACTACCCAGACTACTCAGTATGTTAACGATTACACAGCCAGTAATAACACTATCCAGTTTCAACAGAATGCCAGCTTTACTGTAGCCAGTTCTGATGAATATGAAATATGGAATGAACCATACGACCCTGCTATAATCCACGACTTTATCAATCAGGCAATCATAGACGTTACTGGTCAGGCATACGACCCGATAGAGAGTCCTGATATGTCTAGTTCACCGCATACTGCATTGTTTGCAGATGGTAAGACATTACGGTTCGATATCCCCAGTAATATATCTATCATTAACAGGCTCTATTACAGAAGCAGTATCTCGTTTACTAGATTGCATTCTTGTAATGCAGCATTTGATGAACACTCTACTTTAGTAGCAACTACTCTTAACGGTGCTATATCGGACGCAGATGCAACTTCTGTAACTGTTACCAGTGCTACTCCCTTACGTGCTAACCAGCAAATCCTAGTTGGCTCAGAGAAAATGACTATAAGTAGTATTAGTTCTAATACATTAACTGTTTCTAGGGGAGCAGGTGGAACAACTGCTGCAACTCATTCTGATGGTGCAAGTGTTCTTTTGTTTCCTATTGTAGATACAGAAGACAAGAAACAGGGAACAGGCAGTAACAAGTTTATTATTCCTGCTGCTGCAGGAACTAACCAAATTGTTACAGAGTCAATATCCAGTAAAGATATAAGTAAGTACGATTACCTTGAAGGTTGGATAAAAAGTACGACAGATACATCATCTGGGAATCTTCAAATCCTTCTTGATGATACTGCTAATTGTGCCAGTGCATTAGAGACATTGGATATCCCTGCTTTGTCAGCAGATACGTGGACTTATTTCCGTGTAAAACTGGCAAACCCAGAGACTGATACAGCGATTATATCTATAGGATTAAAGCAGGTAGCAGACTTAAATGCCTGTACTGTATTTCTTGATGACTTAAAGCTAGTTCAGAACGATACAGCTATCTGGGAGATATTCCCCAAGCATCTATGGAAAATAGATAGAAGTTCACGGGACTTGGTACTTACTGATTCAGGTAAGTTTGAAGCTGGTTACTCTATGCTAAAGATATCAGGTGGAGATAAACCTGCACTTATTTCAGCTGAGACAACAACTTCAGAGGTAGATGATTCATATATAATCGCAAGGGCAACAGGGTTAGCGTTTGCAGCTACGTCTGGTGGGGCTAATACAGACCCAGACCAAAAGAGACAACAGGCTGCTTTCTGGTTAGGGTTAGCTGAACAGGCTAAGAGGGCGTTCCCCTTACTAATCACAGGAAGAGTCGTTGAGTAATGGCAAACAAGGTAGTAGAAGATAACGAGATATACCTTGGCGGTACTTATTACCCGTTAAACCGTCCGGTACAGAGTGTACTGGCTTCTATATACCCGGCTAAAGTAACCATCGGTGACACTACCAGAGACAGCAACCTGCGTTCCTCTATTATCGCTTGGTCTGACTGGCGTGGTGGTATTGGTGTTGAAAGAATGCAGGGTCCTTCTGATGCTGATAGGGCTTGGTATTCTAC